CAACGCTGTCTAGCGATAAATGAAGACCTCCGGGGCCAGTCATCATGTAACTTTCTTTGTCTGTATTGGTATAGTGGTAATATTCTTCAATATCTTTGACAAGAGTTACATTTTGACCATCTACTTTTTCAATTTCTTTTTTTACTTTTCTTACTTTTTTAACCTTTAGTGGATCAATAGGAACAATTTCTTTTATTCCTTCTGTAGGAAGATCTCTGTCAATTACAATGTTGTAAACAATCTTTGAATCGATATACCATCTTCTAAAAATTTCATAAGATCTGCCTTTGAAGTCCATCAGGTGTAGAATTCTATCAAATTCCTTGTAAATTTTATTTTTAATTGTTTCTGAAATAGGTAGTGTTGAAAGATCTATTTTGACTGGTCTTCCGTCAACTCCCAAAACAATCGAAGCATTTACAATTTCGTCAATTGCGTTGTCAACTTCTGGATAAATTGACATGTTTCTATACTGAACAATCGATGCATTTTCGTCGCGCATCGTAGCAGCATAATCGAGGGCAGTACCAAAGAAACCGCCAGCCTCAACAGTTACTGTTCCATCATATACTTCAGGAGCAGCAAACGATTTAAAAGCTTTTTCTGCACTTTCTTGTTTGGTTGGATTTTTTTTACCAAACTCAAAACCAAATACTTCAATTTCCATGATTCATTTACCTTCTTTTAGTTATACCTGTTATTTCAATATAATCATAAACAATAATAACGTTAAAACTATTTAACTGATTTGCCGAGGACATGTTTAAAGGCATTGCTTCAATTGAAGTTGGCCAGCATCCGTGCATAACAAATTCTTTTAAAGCATCCCGGTTTCCATTCATATCTAAATGACGAATTTTCCAATTGTCGGCTTTAAGAGATTGGTTTCTAGACCAAGATCTGTTTGTATCATGGTTATTTATTTCATTTTGCCATGTATTAAACATTGCCCATAAATTTTGAATATTTCCCGTGTCGTCTAAAACGTTAAATGACCAAGTTGAATATTCTTTTTCTGCTGGGTAGTAATATTTTCTTCCAAAAAACGGATATTCAATTCTTTGTGTTGTTAACTGTGGGATAATTGTAGATCTTATATGAAATCTTGTAAAATTTCCTCCAGTTGGAATGCTGCCGATAACTTCAAATCTGTTTTGGCGTGTTCCGCCTGAAAAATTTGTTTTAAATTGATTTATCATTGGCTACCACCCGAATTTGTTCGTAAACCTCTTACAATTTTCATGCTGTCGAAAACAAGAGAAACGGTAAAGGCCACAAAGTTTGTTTCGCCCATATTCAAATCAATTTGACCAACTATATTCGGCCAACATTTATATAACTCAATGCTTCTAATTTCACTTGTGCCATTAATATCCAATTGTCTTATTTTCCAAGTAGTTTGCAGTTGATCATAGGAAAAATTATTGTTTTGGACATTGTGTGTATAATGGCCATCCATTGCTTCTTTCCATCTTTGCAATGCACGCCAAAGATTTTGAGTGTTGCCGTCGTCAAGAATTCCAATCAACCATGGAGAATAAGTTCTATCTCCAGGATAATAAATTGTTCTTCCGCGATATGGAACTCCTATGGTATTTACCAATGCCTTTGGCAAAGATGAACTCGTCATCTTAAAAGTTGGGTCACTGGCCTGTGGTCTTATGCCAGCAGGCCAGTTTGGAACAACTTGAAACCTATTCGGTCTTGTTCCGCCATTGAATGCGGTTTTAAAATTTACGATGGAATTATTCATTATTGTTGAAATGTTAGATCAATTGTGAAAGTCTCAACGCTTACTATTGGTTTCACAATTAATGTAATATTCAATGTGCTACTATTGTCTGTATTATTGCTTGAATCGCAAATAATTTGTGTTCTTCCTGTATCGAGGTAAGTAGCATAAGGCTCAAGCATAGTTTCAATTTCAGATGTAACGGCAGCTCTTGTTGTTTCATTATTGAGCTCAAAACTATATTTTAAGCCAATTTGAGTTAGTTCGTCCGTAAGAACTGCTCGCATTGTTGCTGGTCCAATTCGATCTTCAACCGTAACTGTTGTGCCCGAAGTTGCACCGACAAGATCGGCTCCCAAGAATCGTGGATCATAATTCACGAAGAAATTTAATCTTTTGTTTCTAAGGCTAGTTTTATCGGATGAGTTCCAATCAACACTATTATTGATAGATCCGTTGATTGCGATTGCTCTGTCCAAACCAGCAACAGTCAAATATTGTTCGTTTCTATTTTTTGCTCTGGCAAAAAATCCAGCAACGTCAGCAACAGTAGATATTGTGTAACTAAATCTACCATTTGAAAGTAAGCTGCTGATGTCATAAGTTGTGTTCAAAGTTGCGGTTGATTGAGTCTTTGTGCCATATACGTTGAACATTCTCTTTGCTGTGGCTGATGTAACAACCGAAGCGCTACTAAAAAGGTTTGCATAATTTTGCATGGTTACACCAGCGCCAGTAACACCGTTGTATGCTATTGAAGGAACAATACCTATTGTTGAAGTTTGATCCTCAAGCCACTGTATCAAAGACGAATCAACATTTTTATCAACCAATACATCCAAAACTGTACCAGAATCTGCTTGATATGTATCCAAGCCGGTCGTATCTCCAACAACTATAAGCTGACCACCGTAAGCCAAATAGCTAATAGCATATAAGAAATCCAGTCCGGGCTGTGATGCAGTGACATCAGAGCCAGTATAAAAAAAGAAATTGGCAGTAGCACCCGAAGTTGGTGACAAAAGACAATTGGTAATGCCAGAAAGTTTATTCAAATCTCCAACAAGATCGCCGGGGTTTGAATACAAGATATATGTATCAGATGTCGTTCCTTTTGCTGGATTGAAATATGCAGTGTTTGATCTGGAATAAATTAACCAACCAAACATGCCACCCGGATTATTTAAAGCACCACCGCAAACTCCTCCGAACGAAGGTGCTACGAATGTGCTACCTAGTTTCATACCAGCCACAAAGTTAACTGCAATAGTTTCTTTTGTGTAATGGCTTGGGTTAATAAAAGAACTTAGTGATACGGGCATTATTTATCCTTTTCTATGGAATATTTAGAAAATTATGTTGGATACCAAACAGCACCATCACTCACAAATTCTTCGCCATCATCCTCGTTTTTTTCTCCAGCAATGAATAAAACGTTGTCATCTTCTGGTTTTTTTGAATCTTCGTAATTAAATTTTGCAGTTTCGATCAAATCTGAATAATATTCTTGTCGGCTTAACCAAGCAAAAAAGACCAAGGTCATTACCATATCGTCAGTATGGCCTTCCTCGGCTTTGTATGTGTTAGATCGAGATACGAAAGACATCAGTTCTTGTATTATTCGCTCGTCATTCAACAAAATTTTATCTTCTTCGATCAATCTTTTTAAAATAGCACACCCCAACTTTTTAGTTTGAGCTGTAGTTCTCAGTCCAAGTTCACTTTTTCCACTTGAAGAAAATCCTTGGGATAACATCTGGCCCTTTCTGCCCATTATTCTGGTCATGAGAAGGTTTTCATATCCAAGATCATTGTATAAAATAGAAGAAACTTGGCCACCTATGTCGTTAGTTTCTACTAGAACATATGCATTATTATATTTTTCAGCGACCTTTTTTATAACTGTTGGAAAATTAAAGGGGCTTATGGTGTTATTTTTAAAAGTGGCCACAACTTTATAGGGTGTTGTATTTCCTTCAACTACGCTAAAAGCAGAAAAGTCAGAGCCCTGTCCTCTAGAAACGTCAGCCAACAGAAAATATGTTTTTTCTGCATCTGGGTTTTCAAATATTCGCAACCCCTCTTTGTCTTCTTCCAGATAATCTTCCGGGGCGAGGACATTTAATTTTGTTGAAGAAATTAAAGTATTCGTTGAACCCAAAAAGTTACAACCATATTCTTGTTCAAACTGTTCTGGGCTGGTGTTTGCTATCTGTTCCTCTGCCCAAGTTTCATCTCTCAGCTTTGGTGATCCGGGACTTATGGGGGTATCTTTCCAACTAACTTCAACAGGAATAAATTTATTTTTTAATTTGTGTCCTTGAGGCCTCATCGAATCAACCCAAAGTTTGTGGAAGTGATTCATTCCATTTGGTGTGGATACAATAATAAGTTTGGTTGTAGTACCAGCCGAAATGGTTGGGTATGTAGACGAGTAAAATTCTTCGGCTACGTGGCTTGGCAAGAAGGCGTACTCGTCAAGTAGGAGTAGATTATACGAGCCGCCACGGATCGCTGTAGACGATGTTGCGTCACACATGACCCTAGACCCGTTTTCCAGCTTAAAGCTCGTCTTATTCCATTCTACAACTCCTTGTTGTAGAAAATGCGGCAAATTTTCATATGCAAGTTGAAGTTTTGAGAACAATTCTTCTTTTGCTGTTTTTAAACGGTTTGCCAGAATTGCTACGTTTACACTTTGGTTAAATGTTATGTAATGGCAGATGTAACTAGTAACACATGTAGATTTACCGCACTGACGAGGCCACTTTGAAATTGTAAACCGATTATCGTGAATGGCATTTACAAACTTTTTTTGATAAGGATATAAATCAAAAGGCACTATACCTTTATCCAAAGTTTTTACTTTTACGTATTTTTCACAAAAGTAAACTGGATCTTTAGAGCATCTTATGTATTCTTCAACTTGCTCTTTTGTATACTGAAGATCAACCCCCGGCAGTTTTAAATTTGGATTATTTCTATAACCCTGAGCATTATTGTTTTTGCTCGTCATTCACAACCTCCGCCTCTATAATATGTTTCTCTGTACTACGTTCTTTATTCAATAAATTTTGAAGATCTTTTGTTGATCCAAGAAATATTGAATTGTTTGTCTGTTTGACTTCGACTTTTGAACTTGTTGTATCTTTGGCTTTTTTGTGAACGTCCAAAACATTATTGTTCAAGTCTGCCATGGTCTTCAAAAGGATTGCAACAACTTCGAATGCTCTTGGACTGTCTGACTCTGTGGCTACCTTGAGGGCAGCTTCAAGCGCAACGTTGCCATTACCAATCAAATCTTTTAGATTTGATTGTACCAGTTCATAATCTTTTTGAAAATTTGCTGTATCAAAAGTACCGCCAGAAGTTTTTTCTGAACTACTAGGTTTATGATCTGGTACTGAAAAAAAATTTGCTAAATTTTTATTGATATTCATCTTCAAATGTAAGAGTAATGCCAGATGTATCTATTGTGCTGGCACTTACAATCTTTCCAAAAATATAAGATTTGGCAACAAAGTTAAACGAAGATATGTTGATTCTTCTATTAGAAAAATCACCATCATACCGTTCAGTCAAATTATTAGCTCCCATTACCAATGGAATTTGAACATTGGAATGCACGCTATTCATGTCAATCTTTAGCACATGGTCCGGAACAAAGTACGGCATTATTTGTTCCACAATCTGCATAGTGTCATCTGTGTGTCTTGTATAAAGGTACAAGTTAAAATTCACATTTACTGGAATTTCGTTATACATAACATTTCCACTTGGTTCACAGTTTGCAGTCTGACCAATGGAGGGAGTAAACCTATTTCTTCTTCTCGACGGATCTGGAACTACGCTGGTAATTATATAACTCAGTCTAGGCAGTTGATTTTCAATTCTCGTTCCATCTGTAATTGATGATGGGTTAAGATATCTTTGTATAAATTTTTCTTGTGGTGCGTAAGTTATGGGAACACGAATTTCAATATCTGCACCACCGGCAGGATCTTTGTGAGTAACGTAAATGTTACTAAAAAGTGACCCAAATGCCACGACCAATTTTCTTAAATTACCATTGTTATAATAGCCGAACATGTTCTTTAATAGTTAGGTTAAGTATCGCAAGAGGCAAAGGGGTCGTTTGAATCGAAGGTATAACCGCTGGCTTCCGTTTGCAAAACATCGTTTATTCCTGCAGTTGTTCCAAGAATATTGTTCAAAGGAATCACCGTACTTCCGGACAAACCCTTTGTGGTTGTGTATGGTTTGTTTATATTTGTATTCGGGGTCGTCATCTTCTCATAACTGTAGGTGAAGAGTTCTGCAGTTATCTGATATGTGTACAATTTTCCGAGAGGATACAAAGGATTTTCATGTTCTACAAAGTTAATTTCAAAAAGAGATTTTGAAAGTGGAAAGTAAATCAAATCACCTTCTCTTGGTCTAATTATTGTATTGTCTGCATTTGTAACTTGTTCTTTGAATCTTTTGCGAGACATCAACAGACTTATTTTATCTTTGATTTCAATACCAAATTGTGTAATGATGTCTGTGCCTTCAAATCCCTTATACGATTGAATATACATTTCAATCATGTATGTTTTTTCAAAAGAAGACCCGGGATCTTCACCATAAATTTTATCTATGTTAAAATATTTTCTTGGAACGTAGTAGCAATCCTGACCAATACCTTGGATCAGCTCAATGGTTATGTTTTCAACCAATCTTTGTTCTGAATTTTGTGTGGTAAGGTTTAAATATGGATTTGTAGCCATTTATTAGCCGATCATTGGATCTACTGGCAATTCTTGTGTCTTGAGGAGTGTTGCATCTATTTCTGCAAGTTCTCTGTTTGCTTCAGACATAAGGGCTGCAGAATTTAATTGGGCTCCACCGGGCAAAGGCATCCCTGCAAACTTCATTAAATTTTGTGCCCATTGTTTTTTAACCAAAGCAGCATAATAAAGTTTGAACACACGGTCATTCCAAATTTTTGGATATTGGTCCGGATCTACTTTAACGTAGGCTTCGATCATCAAATATTTGCTGGCACTCAATTTACTGTTATCGGTTTCTAAGTAAAGTCTATCAGTTGTTTTGGAATAAGTAAATGACATTGGGTAGTTAAACACGTCGTTTACAAGTTTTAAATAACTCATAGACTCCATGTAAGATGCCATTGGGCCCATCGGATATCCGCTTTGGTTGAAATACAAACCAAAGAAATCGAACAAAGTCATCTGATATCTTAAATCGAAGATATAATCGCCAACCTGATCACTTGGTGCGAAAACTTTAGAAATTGTTCTTATGTCGCTGGCAATTGGCCAGTAACCAGTCACCCCGTTCACAGTCTTTAGTTGGGCACCCAAAGCGTTTCCAAAAGTGCTGACATCAAAAGATTGGTTTCCTATGTCTGTCTGGTCTATTTGGTGTACAAACAATGCCCTGTTATTAAAGTCAAAATGGCGGTCCCACATGTACTCCAACGCCTCATCTAGACGATCCTCAAGCTGTTGAATATCAACATTTACTTGGATAACGGGGTGTCCAAGGTGTCTTAGGGTATATTCTATAAATTCTTGTCTGGTGGTTACTGCCATAAAATTATTTATAAACTTTGATAATAAATATCTATATGAATAACAGATCATTGGAAGACACTATACGCGCTGTTAGAAAAAAGTATCAAAACCGCCCGTCACCTCTCGCTGGATTGAATTCTGGTATGCAACAAACACCAAATATCACTCCCCAACAAACCACACCAACAAACCCCAGAGACATGCTTACAATAGGATTTGTTCCTCCTAGAGATACTTTTAGATAAACAAATATGGTTTATAAATTTCAAAATATTCATGGAATAACTTATTTTATAGATGGTAACATCAAAAACATTAATGAAGAGTTGCAAGAACTTATATCAAAAATTCAAGAAGATAAAAAATCACCATTTAGCTCTGTTTATGTAAAACTCCCAATATTTTTAATGAACAAATTTACAATTGCTTTAGAAAGTTCTGATTTAAAATTTAAATCAGTTAACAAAAAGAAAGATGAATTATTAATTGAATTCTGATGCAAGAAAAAGAATTTGAACAATCTCTTTCACAGCAATTTTTTGATTCTCAGCTTCCTTATTTTGAAAGCAAATCGTATAGAGGAGAGTATGGTGGATCGGATTATCAACTTAGAACATATTCTGTTCTGGAAATGAACGATAATCTGTATAAAAATTTTATCACCCAAAATTATGGATCGTTTGAAAATTATAGTCAAAGATTTAGAATAAACCAAACGACATCAGTCTACAATCCATTATATGACTATACATTGGATGTTAAAATTGTTAACGAAAGTGAATCTTACACATCAGACCACATATCTCCACAAGAAGTTATTTTAGAAGAACTTTCTGGAGTATGTACTGTATTTTTTATAAAAAAATCTGATAATAGTATAAGAAGAATAACCGGCACACTGGACTCCAAATATCTACCTACAAAAGAATACAACACAAGGAAAAACTTTTTTACCACTTTGCCGGGTGATAGAGTTGGAATTTGGGATATCAATGCCCAGCAGTGGAAATCTTTTTACATGTCAAACGTAATAAGATTTGTTCGTGATGACACTATTGGTACAGAATAAATATATTTGATGGCAAACGAAGAACACAAAAAACTGGATCATTTGTATGCCATACTCTTTAGAGAAGCAAAAATTATTGTTTCTAATTATGAAAGTTATTTAAAAGATAGAATAACTTCGAAAGAACTTGCACAAAAGATGCTCAGTCTTCGCGATGCGATAAAAAGAATAGAAGAAACAAAATAATTGTTGACCAATCGTTAGTAGATGGTAATATTATCTGCAATGATTGTAAATTTTGAACCAAAACTAGATTACTCTGACGTGCTTATTGTCCCGAAGACTAGCAGTGTAAAGTCAAGAAAAGATGTTTCTCTTGAAGTTACCAAAACCTTTAAAAACGGAACTGAATGGTCTGGTGTGCCGATCATGGCAGCAAATATGTCAACGGTTGGTACTCATAAGATGGCACTTGTGCTTTCTGAATACAAAATAGTAACCTGCCTCCGAAAAGGTGGAGATTATTATTCAAGTTTTGTTTCTTCAAATCCTGATAAAGAAAAGTACGTTTCCCTTACTTTGGGTTTGGATAATGAAAGTAAGCTTTTTGTTGACAGCGCAGATATCAAAGATCCTACGTTTGTTTGTGTCGATGTGGCAAATGGCTACATGACAGAGTTTAATAATTTTACCAGAAAGGTTAGAGAAAAATGGCCGAAGTCTATTCTGATTGCAGGGAATGTCGTGACCCCAGAGGGGGTCGAGGAATTGTCAAAGGTTGGAGTCGATCTCGTAAAGGTGGGAATCGGGTCGGGATCGATGTGTCTGACCCGGCGAGTGGCAGGCGTGGGCTATCCACAACTATCAGCGGTATTAGAGTGTGCACAGACAGCCGAAGCATTAGGTATTGGGATCGTTGCTGACGGCGGAATAATCTACCCCGGAGATTTTGCAAAGTCATATGTGGCAGGCGCAGCCTTTGTTATGGCTGGAGGAATGTTTGCTGGCCACGATGAATGTGGTGGTGAAATAAGACATGGTGAGCATGGAGAGCTCCGAATGTTGCACTACGGCATGAGCAGCAAGACTGCGAATGAAAAGTACAATGGTGGGCTTTCCGATTATAGAGCATCGGAAGGAAGAACAGTTGAAGTACCCTATCGCGGATCTGTACGAAATACGATACAGGATGTTTTTGGTGGTTTGCGCTCGGCTTGCTCTTATGTTGGCGCTTTTAACTTGCCTGAACTGTATTTGAATGGTACAATGGTTAAGGTCAATCGCACTATTAACAACGTTTTTGAA